CTGTAAAGATTTTTCTCATTACGGAATTCCTCTGTCAGCAAGTTTCGTCAAGGCTGATTGGCAAGACAATCTTTACGCTGCCGACACCGGAAACTGGGCAAGCCCAGATTTTGATGAGTTGTTGCACTTGATGTCTAGCGTTGTGAATGAATATGATATTTATAAAAAATTTTCTTTAAAGTCTGCAAAAATTTTACATTCCGAGTTTTCTTGGGGAATGGTTGCTGATAAGATTCTAAAGCGTTTAGAGTTTTACGAAAATTCTTTTTTGTAATCCTTAGTAATATTAATTGACTTTAACTTGTTACATAGTAAACTAGTTACTTACTTTTGCGGAGGCTGTGTTGTCATTATTAAGTGTTAATTTTATAAATTCTTATTCTCAAAAACAAGTTCCCTGGGGATTTGGGGGCTTGGGAGAAATTGTATATTTAAGAACCTATAGTAGAAAAGTTGATGGTACAGATAGAACAGAAACATGGGTAGAAACTCTTAAAAGAATTATTGACGGGGCTGTAGAAATTGGAGTCCCCTTTACTCAGAAACAAGCCGAAACTCTTTTTGATCATATGTTTAATTTGCGTTGTAGTGTTTCTGGTCGTGCTTTGTGGCAACTAGGTACACCTTTAGTTTCTAAATTATCAGGAACTTCTTTAAATAATTGTTTTTTTACCAATATTGAAAAAATTGAAGATTTTGAATTATTGTTTGATTACTTGATGCTTGGCGGAGGCGTAGGGTTTTCGGTAGAGAGAGCCAAAATCCACGAATTACCAAAAGTTAAAAGTGTAGACAAAATTACCGCAGAAAGAACAAGTGATGCGGATTTTATTATCCCCGATTCTCGTCAAGGCTGGAGAGAACTTTTGTCAAAAGTTTTACAATCTTATTTTGTCACAGGTAAATCTTTTACATATTCTACAATTTTAATTAGAGAATTTGGAGCACCGTTAAAAACTTTTGGAGGCACAGCGTCTGGCCCTGGTTCTTTGGTAGATGGCGTTGCTGATATTTGTAAAGTTTTTAATAACAGAATTGGTAAAAAATTGCGCTCTGTAGATGTTTTAGATATTTGCAACATTATTGGCAGAGTTGTTGTTTCTGGTTCATCGCGGCGTTCAGCACAAATTGCCATTGGAGATCCTGATGATGTTTTGTTTTTACGAGCAAAGAACTGGGGTTCTGGCGACATTCCTGCATGGAGATCTAATAGCAATAATTCTATTTATGCCGATGCATATAGTGAGATTATGCCAGAGCTGTGGCGAGGATATGACGGAACTGGTGAGCCGTATGGTTTGCTGAACAGAAAGCTTGCTAGAACTTACGGAAGAATTGGGGAAAAGAATTTAGATTCAACCGTAGAAGGATTTAATCCATGTGCGGAAATTGCCTTGGGTGATGGGGAGTCTTGCAATCTTGCAACCATATTTTTGCCTAATGTTGATTCTCTGTCACAATTTAAAGAAATTAGTAAATTGTTGTACATGGTTCAAAAACAAATTTCTAAACTTTCTTACCCATATGAAAAAACAAACACTATTGTTCATAAAAACTCCAGGCTTGGACAGTCGGTTACTGGAATATTGCAGTGTGATGAAAACAAAATTAAATGGCTAGATGAAGTCTATAATTATATTAGAAAATTTGATACTGAATATTCAGCAGAAAAAAATTGGTCCCCATCTGTGAGACTAACTACTGTTCAGCCATCGGGGACTCTTTCTTTGCTTCCAGGCGTTACACCTGGCATACACCCAGCCTTTGCACCATATTACATCAGGAGAGTGCGTTTTAATTCTGTTGACCCATTGGTAGATGTTTGTCGCAAACGCGGCTATAAAATTGTTTGGGAGATGGGCTTGGATGGTCGTGAGGACCACAGCAAATATGTAGTTGAGTTTCCGTGTAAATCCCCAGAGAATTCTGTCCTTGCTAAAAACATGACAGCAGTAGACCAACTTGAATGGGTTAAGAAACTTCAAACTATTTGGGCTGATAATGCTGTTTCTGTAACAGTTTATTACCGAAAAGAAGAGTTGGAATCTATTAAAGATTGGCTATCCAAGAATTATGATAAATATATTAAGTCGGTATCATTTTTGCTCCATGTAGACCATAATTTTGTGCTACCTCCATATGAAGAAATTACTGAAGATGAGTATAAATTAGCAATTTCAAAACTTGATTTGTCCATTCCGGCTGTTTCGACTCCAGAAAACACACTATTATCACTTGAAGATTGCTCTACCAACGCCTGTCCGGTAAGATAGTGTTTAGAAAATAAACAAATTACATTTGCATTGTTTAAAAATATTCTTTTTTTAATAAAATTGGTGTATACTTGGTGTTAATGGGATACGATACTGTTAAAAAAAGTCAACTTTGGGTTCCAGAAAGAGCTTATGGGGTATGTATGTGGATTTTGCCTAACGGAAAACCACTAATGGATGCCGACAACAATATTCTTTCTGCCCAGGGGCTGGTTGGAGATAGTGTTATTGAACAAAAAGTGTTAGAAGCTGCTATTTATTGGTCTGGTTCTGACGAAGGTGAGGTAGTTTGGGTTCAGGGGGCAAGAAAAGTTTCTTCATCGGAACGAGATGACCAAACAGAGCGTCTTAATGATGGTCTGTTGCCTGACCCGTATGAAGATTTTTTTGATGGATTGAAAAAATAATGAAAGATAAACACATGATACATATGGAAGATGAAGAATCGGTAAATGAACTTGACGATGTAAACTATTTTGGGTTTGAACCAGTTGTGGTTAATGAGGACCCTTTTGCAAAAATTAATTTTAATGATCTTTCATTAAAAATGAAACGCAAAGTTCAAAGGCTGTCTAAAAAATATGAAGGAATAGATGGGCTATCTACCAAATATATTGATCCTGAAACTCTGGATGGCTATTCTTTATACGACATTATCAATCCGCCTTATGATTTAGAAACACTTGCCGGCCTTTATGATTCTAGTGCCATTCATAATGCTTCTGTATCTGCAAGGGTGATGAATACGGTAGGTCTTGGTTTTGAATTTTCAGAAACTTTAAAGGCAAAAAGAAAAATTGAAAAGGTCGCCAGCGATCCAGACAAATTAGCCAGAGTGCGAAAAGTTCTTCAAGACGAAAGGGAACGGCTAGAACAAATTTTTGAAGATACAAATAAAGAGGAAACTTTTATTGAAACAATGGTTAAGGTTTGGCAAGATGTTTTAACAGTTGGTAATGGCTACATTGAGTTTGGAAGAAACAACGCAGGAGAGATTGGGTATATCGGACACATCCCTGCAACTCTTGTTAGAATTAGGCGCAAGCGAGATGGTTATGTTCAAATTGCTAGAAGCAATAAAATATCGGCGGTCTTTTTTAGAAATTTTGGTGATAAAGAAACCGCAGACCCTATTAATGCAGATCCTAATCCGAATGAAATTATTCATTTCAAAACATACTCGCCAAAAAATACTTACTACGGAATTCCCTCTTCCGTGTCGGCAGCAGCTGCGATAGTAGGAGATAAATTTGCCAAAGAATATAATATTGATTACTTTGAAAATAAAGCCATCCCGCGTTATGCTATTGTTCTTAAAGGCGCAAAGCTTAGCAATAAATCAAAACAAGAATTGGTAAATTATTTTAGAAAAGAAGTAAAAGGTCGTAATCATGGAACACTGGTAATTCCTTTGCCAGCATCTATTGGTTCCGAAAGTGATATTAAATTTGAAAAATTAGAAGCCGGCATTCAGGATGCCTCTTTTGATAAATTTCGTAAATCTAACAGAGATGAAATTCTTGTTGCTAACCGAGTTCCTGCGCCTAAAGTTGGTGTATACGATAATGCTAATTTGGCTGTATCAAGAGATGCGGATAAAACTTTTAAAATGCAAGTTATTGGACCAGACCAATCTGTTATTGAAAAGAAATTAAACAGGGTTATTGCTGAATTTAGTGATTTGCTAGTAATGAAATTTAAACGAATTGACTTGATTGATGAAGATATTCAATCTAGAATTAATGATAGATATTTGAGAACAGAAGTTATTTCTCCAAACGAAGTTCGCACGGCGCTTGGCTTGACCGAAAGAACCGATGGAGATGTTCCTTTGCCGTTCCCAACCAAAATCAAGAAAGAACAATCTGGGCCTGGTGCCCCGATTGGGAATTCTAATAACATAGCCTCTCAGCCACGAAATGCTCGCTCCGATACCCCACAGGGGGCTTCGGACCCAAGAGAATCTGGAGACCAAGCCGAGAGGGGCGAAGTGCAAGATACCACAGGAGGTTCTGAATGAGTTACAAAGGCGGAATAGTATATTCTAATACAGCAGTTACCAGTGCAAGCGGCGCTGTATCTTTAAATACACATACTACTTGTATTTATTTTTACAATACCCATGCTACAAATAACGCAACTGTTAAGTTAAATGACGGTCCACATCAAATTGTAATCCCAGCACAAAATAGCGGCGGGGGCTATGTTGCAGTTGAGGGAGACTACACTAAATTTGAAGTCATAACAGCCAGCATTACTTTGGCTGTATATGCGGTTGCATAACTTGCGTATATTAAAATAATACAATATACTGTAAAACACGATATGGATAAATTAAATTTTTCTTTTCCCATTAATTTAGTTAAGAAAGAACAACGCATAATTTCTGGTATTGCTACAGCAGACAATATTGATAAATCAAATGATATAGTTGATTTTGCTGCGTCAGAAATTGCCTTTAAAAATTGGCAAGGCAATATTAGAGAAATGCATGCTCCGATTGCGGTTGGTAAGGCAATCAGTTATAAGCCAATAAAGATGAAAGATCTTGAAGGAAAAGAATATAATGCAATTGAAGTGGAAGCCTACATCTCAAAAGGCGCTGAGTCTACTTGGCAAAAAATTCTTGACGGAACTCTTAGGGCTTTTTCTATTGGCGGCAAAATTGTCAAAAAAGAAATACTCGCTGGCAAGCTTTACAAAAATAGACCAATCAATATTATTAAAGAATACGAATTAGGAGAGTTAAGCCTGGTTGATAACCCGGCTAATGCATTGGCAACGATTGACCTTGTAAAAATGGACACAGATGGTACATTGGGATATGTTCTTGGAAACGATGTAGAAAAAGCAGAGAAGTCGCGCCTTAAAGACCCCAAGGGGGGTTTGACCGCAGCTGGCCGAAGGCACTTTAAACAAACCGAAGGGGCAAACTTAAAACCAGGCGTTAAGGGCCCTGCCAACACTCCTGAAAAAATGCGCAGAAAAGGCTCTTTTCTTACTAGGTTTTTTACCAATCCATCGGGTCCAATGAAAGACAAAAAGGGCCGACCAACAAGATTGGCTCTATCTGCTGC